CTACATTTAATCATCATCGCCAACGGTAAACGAGCATGCTCGTTGACCGTTTCGTGTACGAACTGACAGCACTTCTACCACTCTGATATATATCAGAAGCGGAGTGTTTGCGATACTCGAGAGTAGTGGACTGAGCAACTGATGAAGTTTCGGAAAAATACCGAAGCAACATTAGCCATCCATCCATTACATGTATAATCTCGGGGGAGGAAACGCACCGGACTCTATACTCAACTTTTTGAAGTTTAGTGTTGAACCGGGCGCGGATCTTCTTCTCGCATTCTGGCGTTTCTCGGAGACTAGGACACGTTAATAACATGTCTTTGCCCGGAATTGGTCCATATAAGGATACCAATTTCCCTACGATATACTCGTAGGTCCGATACAGCCGTTTATCATAGAAAGAGTTAGCATAGCTAATCCAACTAGTATAAACGTCAGGACTGGGTGTTGATGACCAGACCGTTCGAAGACGAACGGGAGTGACGTCGGCGCCGTTGAAGGCGTCCATGCCACATGACTCTCTAAAGAGTCCACTGATGCAACTCTTGTCACGGTTGATTTTCAACCCAAATGACTCGAGATGTTCCATAGCGTTCGCGGCGTAAGCCGTTGGGACTATGACATCATCACCATACACTAAGATACCCTCACGAGTATCTGTGTCCGGTGCTGCTGCGGTTAGGATAGCCCAGACAGTAAGCGCCATAATTGGAAAGCATAAACAGCTTCCCATAGGTGCAAACTTCTGTAGCTTGATTACCCGACCATCAGGCAGAACCGTTGATAAGCTCCTAGCTGCTTCGAGGTACGTAAAAACGTGACTCGGAAACAGTAGGCGAACTAGATCAGTACTTACTCTATCCGAAGCCTCTTTGAGGTCAAGGGTAGAGTAGCGCAAGCACGCTGACCCGTAAAGGGCGGCGCACCTGTTATGTGACTGATCAGAGAAAAACACATTACTCTTTGTAAGAGGGTGTCTTTCAACTAACTCAACAATTGCCCTGCCTAATCCTTGCTGAATCCATTGAAAATCAACGGGTTCACACGATATTAGACGAGGGCCGCGGGAATCCTTGGGCACGAGTATAACTCGAGCCGAGAGGTCATCCTCGGAGATACGCGAAAGCGTATCTAACCTATCGCACACGTGGCTCAGAGATGCATAAAAATATGCATCTAAGGGGTACATGCGAGATAATCGACCGCTTACGTTATTCCATTGAAACTTCTCCCAAAGACGTTGCTTGGTAGCAACAGCCCCTGGGCCGTGTCGTGGTTTAATGTCCGTCGGGTCGAAATAAGCGAAGACACTCGATAAGAGTATCTTAGCTTCGCGAGCTATGTCAACTTGAGTAAGCGCTTTAAAACGCTTACGGCGAGTCGAATAGCTATTGGCAACAGTGGCTTCAAGATTTTGAAGTACCGGTGACAATGCTGTAAGTTCTTCCTCGGTTTTTTCAAACTGGGAAAGGACTTGTTGTTCTTGCTCATCAGAATAAGGCAGTTCATACTTGTAAAACAAGTACAAGATCTGTCTAATTATTCGAACACTGTTGTTGCACGGATTCGGAAGGAGGTCGCCATTGGGGCTAAGCACTAGACTAAAGAACTCACCTAGAAACCTAGGAAGTTCAGAATCAGGGAGGGTATCAAAACCCAACTTGGTTCCAGATAGTTTCGTGGCATTAGATAGGGCTTTATCAAAAGCCTTTCCCAAAGACGGCAAGGTTTTCGTAAGAAAACCTAAACCTTCCGATCGTGTTCTCTGTCTAACCTTTTCGAGGGTCAGGCGGAGTGCACGTTTGTTGAACACAGCTCCATGCGACGTGTAAACGTCGTTGAGCAGTGCAGCGATGATTTCTATTTCATCTAGGCTCTTATTGACCACCATAAGGTGAATCTCCTAGAGCATGCATACACTCAACGATCCGACACCATCGTCTAATAACACATATCAGCCATCATGAATGATGAACTAATAACGGAATCTCTGCAAGAGAGCGTAAAGAACGGAAGACCTTGGGCGGTTAAACCCAAGATAATTTTCGCTCAGATAGCTTGCTCTACAGACGATTCAGAAGCAGTACTAGAGTACGAAAGAAAGGAAACTCCCCCGTTTTACTGTACGTGGGCGGTACCAATATTGGTAGACGCTCATTACACATTACCGGAGACTTTTCAAGACGTCGTACCCTTAAACAATCTGACTGGAATAGCATATTTCAGTCAGTTGTAGCACTAGCATGTCTCGACGCGACTGGCGCGTCGAGACTTGTTATGAGACCTGGAAGGCAAAGCCGACCAGAAGAACACCGTGATGAATCAGTGGTTAAAGACCACCGTTCAATAAGGTAGCAGCACCGTTCCCGGTACCGTCGTAGAGGATTGTCGTAGATGCACCTAGGGAGGCGCAAAACGACAGAAGCTCCGCGACGATATCGGCCATAACTGCGTTTGTCGCCAGAGCCCCAACTGGGGCATCTAGTATGACATAGCAGGAAGTGGTAACAGGCGTCACCAGATCTACGGTCGAAACGATAGTTTTATCGAATCGAACCATGGAGCGGCGACGCTTTTTGATCCCAACACCGAGCTCACTATGTGAAATAGTGAGTCGATGAGGAAGTGCGGGCGTCTCAGTAATCTGAGCAAAGACCGTACTACGTTCGCTGGTGGACAGGCGCTGAAATTCAATTTCAGTACCTGCCGCGTTCTTGATCTCGTTAGTGTTAAGTGTATTTGCTAACATGCTTGTTGATGGGCGTATGCCCGGTTAACTACTTGTTGTTACGGCGACGCCTTCGTGAAAGCACGAGGGCTGCACCGAGCGTGAACTCTTGCGGGTTCACGCCGCTCAATTGTATTGAGCTACTACTAGGAACGAACACGGTACGGCGGTAAGCCGTCTCGGTCGTTTCTGGGAGTTCTGTCTGTGTCCGGAGCGTGTCGTGATTATTCGTGAAGTTCAGTCGAGTGACTTTACTACAGTGAATAGTCCGTGCACGCCGAACCGACCACAGGCAGCGCTGTATGTTTATCACAGGTTCCAAGTTAGAGACGCGGAATTGACTAAGGTAATTGCCAACGTTGGCAACCCAGTCAACTACGAATGACCAGGGAATCGCGTTCCAAATGATCTGGGGGTTAAGGTTAACACCCAAGTAATCAAGAAGACCGAGAATCAGAGCATGCTCTGCCTGGTATCGAGTAAAATTGTAATTATACTCGATCTCGAAGTGGAATACAGTAGGACTATATGTTACAAACCGTTCAAGGCGGGACTCCATCAGTATTTTTGGGAAAAATTGACCCATATTACCGATAAAGGGACCCGTCTCGGCCGTGTTGGCATATTCCGACAAATTGACACTAAAGTGTCGGGTTTGCGGACTACCCTGTTGGGAAACGAGGGCGTTTATACGCTTCTCGAACTTAGACAATGCGGTACGAATACCGGCAATGTCAGATAACAGCGGCAGAATGTTAAACTTCAATTGAAGATAACCGTCTGACGCCGTACGGAACGCCTCACGAAGTGTAGCACCCCTGTCATACGTGAATACCCTTTGAACGGTATTCGACAGAAATGTGTCCACTTTATGGAGCGTCTCAGGCAGGGACTTAAAGTCACGAAGCTCAATTAAAGAATTGAGTAGTGACAATTCGGACTTAATGATAGGCAAGGTCGAGGATAAACCTCGTTGAACCAAGCCATCAAGCCCGACTGGGGCAGGAATTGCTCCAGTAGACTGACTGATGAACTCGGGGAGCCCAGAAATGGGTTCACCGGGTGCACCGTAGTAGAATGGCGAGCATGCATAGGGACTAGGGAGAATACAGCGACCAAAGGACGTTGAATTGTCCTGAATGATCACTGGAACCCCACACATCGCAGAAGAATCGTTAGTTCGCAATTTATAATGCGAAAAACTTTTCCAATCACGATGAGGACCAACCTCGTCGGGCGTGACATACTCCTTCAAAAGGGTCGGTTGACCCCAATAAGAAGGAAACGTAAAAGGCCCGACATAGGTAAGTCCGAGACCGGGATCTGTACAGTTTTCTGTAGAGACCTGAATCTCCCCAAGGATGCTGCGCCATGGTACTGACATATTAGCGTGGAATGCTGAACATAGTTCAACTTAAGGGTGACGCCCAACAGGGGCG